ATCACAAATGTCAGTCCTGCTTTGCGAGTTGTAATTCCTGATACTGCTACAGAAACTGGACACATCGTTCAGGACAGCGGCATTGCAGAACTATCTGCTGTGACTAAGTCTGCCAAGAGCAGCCTGCTTCTTTCAGGTAGCGGCGAGTTCGTTACAAAAGCCAGCGGCAAAGTCCACGCGAACAGCCTGTCAGTAACTCCCGCAGCGATCACAGTTCTTGGCGGACTGTACAGGCACGAAAGCGATGCTGATTTTACTGGCGGCGGCACAAGGCTGGCAGTTTACGGAGGGCGTGTAGACATGAGCAGAGTTTCTGCAAACACGGGCGGAGAGTTTTTGTCGGTTGGCGTTGCCAAAATTCTTGGCGGAACACTTGACCTGTCTGCTGACGGCAACTTGGTGCAGTTTACTTCGCTTGCCAAGTCCGGCGGTACGGTTGTCCAACCTGCATCTGCAATGGCTAACGCAGCCAAGAGGTCGTAATGTCAAAGCGTACAGACGCAGGGCGCAAAGCCTTAGAAGAAAACCGTAAGCGCACAGAGGCCGCGTTTAAAGCAGCCAAGCAGTCAGAGGAAGATGCTGCTTTCCGTGCCTCTGAAAAGGCGCGCCTTGAGGCTGAGGCCGCTGCGGACTGGGCTGCGAAAGATGCCAAGCGGAAACGCAACACTCCGCAAGCCAAAGCGCAAAGGCTGGCTGAGACTAAGGCTGCGCAGGAGGCCAAACAAAAAGAAGCCAAAAAAGCGTTTGAGGATCGTCAGGCGCATCGGGACTACAGGCGGCGTCAAAGGGAAATGAAAAGAAGTGGAGGCATGCGCAAACGACCTGTGTCACTGCAAGAGGCTATATCTCAGGCGGCAGATATTCGGCAGCGTTCGCAAGAGCGTGCTGACGCCAAAGCCAAAGAGGCTTCTAAAACGCAAATTGTTGATGCAGCGTATGACGCATCTGGAAAGATTGACACCAGTGGTCTTGAGGACAACACAATTGTTCGCACTCCACAAGGCACATTCAAGAAGTACAACACCGAGACTGGCGGACTTACCGACGTAGCGTTCGATCCAATCTCTGACCAGTTCGGCCTGCCTGAACAGCCGAAGGCTGGAGCGTTTGACACCGAAGACTTTACGCGCAACCAACTCACAGAGTTGCGCAAACTTGGCCAGACAGACGCGCGGTTTGCTGACATGTTTAGTGACTTTCAGTCGCGTCAACTTGAGATTATGCGCGACCCGAACCTGCGACCGCAGGAGCGTCAGGCTGCACTGCAATCTTTGAGCGATGAGATTGGTGACACCTATGGCATGACGGCTGGCTACCGCAGGGATTTGGTTGCCGCCGAAAACATGAATCAACAGGAGCAGGCCAGAATTGAACAGGCGCAGGCGGTAGAAGCGCAAGCCGACAAAGTCGCACTCATTCGTCGTGAAATGCGGGAAACTCGTCGCGTCGAAACAGAAAGGCGCAGGCAAGACGATGTTAATTCTGACTCTGCTTTGTACACCAGCATGCAATCAGATTACGCCAGCATGGTTAGCGCAATCCAATCGCAAAATGCAGATGGCATGAATCCGCAGCCTGTCCCAACTTTTGAGGAGTTCAGGACAAATCGCTTGCGTCAGCACAGCGAAGATCGAATGCACATTCGACAGTTGCGCTCATTCGATGACGAGATCATTAGTTTGCAAAGCGAGGTTGCTGTACTTGACGAAGAGTACGACGATCTCAACCAGTTCCGCAACCGCCTTGAAAGACAGGGGGTTCCTATGGTTGAAGCACTTGGGATCGCTGCACAAGAACGCGAGCGCATTGACAACAGAAAAAACCTTATCAATCTGCGCATTCGCACCATCGATCAGAAGCGTGAAGACTTCTTGCAAGGGCTTCAAGCCATAAACGCAAGAGCAAGTTTCAATGAAAGGACTGCCGGACTTGATCGACGGGCAGAGTTTGGCCTTAACGTCCGCAGCATCACCGCTCTGACAGACATAGATGGCGGCACGTTCAACACTTTGGGCAGAGGCACCGCTCAAAGCGTGGGCGGCGGAGACTTTGCACTGACTTCTTCTATCAAACGGATGCGCAAAACTATTCGTGAGGGGGGCGATGGCACGTTTGCTTCTGACCAAGTAGAGTCTGCCGTGCGCGAAGCATTGTTCCTTTACAAAGCAGCCCCACAAAATCTTGCTGGGAATCGCGCTATTGCAAAAAGTAATTTTGCAAACGATTACAATCCAATCATTCCTCTTTTGGACGAGGCACTAACCAAGGCAGGGTACAGCGGTCGAGGCCCAGTGCCTTCGGGAGTCCTAAACGAAGCCTCCAACTTGATTAGACTTGACATACAGAAGTCTCTTCTTCTTGAAAAGGCTGATGACTCAGCAAGAGATCGAGATCAAGCAGAGCGCATAGGCGAAGTCAGACGGGCCGCCGAGGAACGCAAGTACAAGAGCAAATAAATGACACAAGCACAAGACCCGATTGATCTGGCACGCAACGTTGACTTGGTGCAGCCCAGTAACCAGCCTCCTCGCGTTGACAGTGTTGCTAGCGCTGGCGCTGTGCTTGCAAAGACCGATCAGGCTGCGCGTCAAGAAGAGGCGCTACCTGATGAAGCCTTGTTGCGAAGCGGGTCGGAGCGAGGAAAACAAATTGTTGCGACGCGGCAAGCCCAGCAGCGCGCCAGAAGGACGGCGGCAGACGCAACTCTTGCCCACGCTGCCAGAGAGATGGTGCGAGGCAGGGACCGCAATGGGTATTTGAAACGAGATGGGTCTAAGTTTACGCTTGACGATGTTGCCAAGCAGCACATGTTTGCGCCTGAAGAGTTTGTTGACGTTGAAGTGCGCAACGATGACGGATCACTGCATGGTTTGATGAAGGTTCATCACAACTACTTGCCACCTCGTTTAGATCAAGGCGCAATGACCCGCAGTCAAGCAAACGCTTTGTTCGCGGAAAACCGATTGGCGAAGGACGGGGCAAGGCTGGCTGCATTTGAAGCGGGCGCGTCGCCAACCGAACTAATGAGGTTTGTTGAAGCAAACAAAACCACCAACGATATTGCTCGGCGTGGTTCACAACTTGCACAAACCCGTCTACTGCTTTCTGAAGACATGGATGTGTTTGAGAAAGCAAATGTTCTTCTCAACGAGCGGATGATTGGTGGGTTTGCGCGCGGCACAGCCAAGTTGTTCTATGAGATGCCAACATCTTTGTACGAGACTGCGCTTCAAAACTCAGTTGCTATGAGCGACTGGTACAACCGCACGCTCGGAAAGCGACGCGGCGCAACCGAAGCAAGGCTCGACCTCAACACCAGTCGTGACTACGGCAGCGTGGATGAGTTGTTCCAAGAAGAGTTTGGCTTTGGCACACAGCCAGTGGTAACTGACTTGGCTGGGTATGAGACACTTGGGCAAGTGGCAGAGGCCGCGCCATCGTTTATTGCACAGATCGCTGCGGGTGTTGCGACCGGCGGTGCCTCCGCTGCGCCTTCTACGTTTGGCGCTTTGTTCAGATCTCCAAGATTCCTTGCGTCTAGTTTTGCTATTGCAGCAGCGCAAACCAACAATGACCGCTTGCGGTTTTACCAGCAGCAGGGCATGAGTGCGCAACTTGCTGGGGCAAACGCTCTGATCGACAGTTTTACAGCAGGAACCATGGCTGCGCTTTCAACTCGGTTCATTGCTGGCGGGCAAAGCATGCTGTTCAAAAGCGGGCTTGGGCGTCGAGCAATGGCTGCGGCATCGCGTCGAGGGGCTACGCGCCTGCTTGCTGATGGTGTAAACGGATTCATCGAAGAAGGTTCTCAAGAATATCTTGAAGGCATTATGTTCGATGGCGTTCAAGCGATGCTGAAGGGGCAACTTGAAAGATCAGAAGACGACATCTTCTACGATGGGTACTTCAAAGACAAACTTCAGGACTTCTTGGTCGGCGGTATTTTGGGTTCTGCTGCCGGAGCGTCCCTCGGAAACATGAGTCTGACCAACCGGATCAACTCTTTAGAAGCCTCGCACCTCGGGCGTATGACTTACGGCGATGCAGCCAAAAAGCCAAGGTTTGCAATTGGGCAGCCTGCCACGCACATTGATGGCAGAACAATGGTTGATGCTGATGGCAACCCGCTTGGACAAGTTACAGCGGAAAACCAATCAGAGGTCGAGCAGAGATGGCGCGAAGACACAGCGCAAAAAATGTTCATGTACCAGAACGGGTTTGGCGTAGACGGCTTGCCCCGCATCCGTTCGCAAGAAAGAGAACGATCTCTTTGGCAACGCATATCTGGTATTGGACAAAGCGTTGCGGAGAACAGGCTGCACGCTTTTGGCAACCCTGATGAAACTTTTGAAGCAGAGGATGGCACTACACATCGGCGCGTTGAAATGGCTGAAACCATGCCTGACGCCGCATACGCCTTGGCAGGTGAAGAAAACCCAAGTGATTCAGGAGATTCAGACAGAAGCGCAACTAAGTACAGCACGCCCGAGTCCAACAAGCAATCAGACTGGGAGGCTGCTGGACTGGGCTGGATGAGCGAAGGCTTGACAGATCAGCAAAGATCTGAACTGATGGCTGAGGCCAGAGAAAGCGTGGGCAGGCAGGCTGTCCGTATCAATAGGCAGCAGGACAGAATTGCGGCTGCACAAGACCGCGTCGCTGAAGGTGCTTTGCCAACAGAGGGTCAGGTTCAAGCAGGCTTGTCTCCAGAGCAGGCAATTGCTACTGCGGACATGATGGCTGAATCTTTGTCTGATTACTACCAGAACCTTGGGTACTCAGAGGCAGAGGCGCAAGAACTTGCGGCAGAAAAAAGAGCCGAGTTGCTTTCTGGGCAGGTAAGCGAAGAGACGGCAGACCTATTCAATCGGGCTATGGGTGGCAACGCAACTGTTGAGCAGTTCGTCGGAGCGGTGACACAAAGTGTTTCGCAAATGTCCGAGCAGCAAAGGAGACTCATTGGGCAAGTCACATCAGTACAAGCGCTCACTCCGCAGGCGCTTCTGGACATCGACCGTGCGCAACCTACGCTCCCTAGTTCAGAGCAAGAAGTCATTGCCGAGGCAGCGTTAGCAGGGAAAGATGGCTCCCCAGCGCAAAAGACAGTGCTTGAAAAGGTTTCTGCCATCTTGGGCAGGCCAACCTTGGTCAATGGCAAATTGGTTGACGGCTTCAACATTGCTTCACCAGCAGGACTAAGCGAAACCTTTAGGAAATTGCTCACAGATCTGGCAAAAGCAGGCAGGCAAGTTGTAATTGTTACCTCGCCGGAAGAAAAAAGCGGGGTGGCGGCAGGTTACAACGCTGAAACAGGCACAGTATTTATTAACTCAAGCAACCCTCAATACCAAGAAGCAGTCAAGAACGGCAAAGAGGCCGATTATGTAGCGACTGCTCTTTTGCTCCACGAAGGTACGCACGTTATTCAGACTGAAGCAACGGGCAAAGTGCAGGGAATTGTAGATGCAATTACGGCACTCGACCCAACGATCCTCGAAGAGGGCGCAGTCACAGCAATGGTCAAGAATGGTTTGATACCCGAGGGAGCCGACTCAAAGCAGGCTGCTGCTGCGCTTTTGCAAAACCCTACGCTGTTGCGGGAAGTTCTTGCTTACTCAGTAGAAAACTTGGCAACCCGCAGATCGAAAGGTGAACTTGCCACCGTGTTGCGACGTATTTCTGGAGGCAAAAAAACCGTTGCCGACAGGCTCAGACTACTTAAAGATTCTGTTTTGTCTGCTGCGGGGGTGTCCGGTGCAGGTGAGTTGGCCGTCTTGTTCAATGTGGCCGAGGAAGTTGGCGCTACTCTGCGCACAACACGTGGCGCAAAACCCGGAGCCAAGGCAAGCACAGGGTTTGATTCGACAATTGAGCCAGCGGTTGAACTTGGCTTGAGCGCGGCAAGCACCACGTTTGATGACATCAATCTGCGTGAAGAAACCCCAGTGGTTGACGCCCTCAACGCAATTGCACTGGCAACAGCAGCGGCTAACTCTTCACCAATGTCAGAAGATGAACTGCAAACGCCAGAGCCAACTGTTAAAACCCTCACCGTCGAACAGTTTGTTGAACTGACCGTCAGCGCATCCGCAGCAAGGGCAGCCGATGTGCGGCCTGCTGAGCAAACACCAGAATCCAAGAAGGCTGGCGGCAGGCGGCGCAACATCTTGCGTGGTGCAGAGGCACGGCGCAGGATTAGTCAAGAGTCAAACAAGCAGTTGCCGGTGCAGGGGGCAGAGGTCAACGTCGACGTTCCTGATCCTGCAAAGCAGAGCCAGCCGCAAACAGAAACTGAGCGCAGGGTCAGCGGACTCCTGCTGACAGTAAGAGAAACACTGAACGATCCAACGGCTGACGACGCTGACCTGAGCAGCGCACTTGAAATGGTGCAACTTCTTGAGGCGCAAGCAACAGACGAAAAACTGCAAAACGATTTGTCCAACATGGCGGACGAACTCACGCAGCGCGTTGCTGGTTTGTCTGAAGGCAGCGATGCAATTGAGCGGCAGGCTTCGGAAGACCCAGACCTGACGCCAGAAGAACAGGAGTTCTACAACGGATTCGAGCGGTTTGGGGACTACGACCCACGCCGCGAGATGGACCCCGAAGAATTTGACTTCTCGCTTGCGTCGCCAACAAACCCAGTCGGTATTGAAAACCGAATGCTCACCGCATATGGGCGCAACAACATTGAAGCGCACCGTGGCATGATTAGCGGCAACTGGATTACTGGTGCAGAGGCACGTGAAGGTGTGGTTGATGGTTTGCGTGGCAAGGTAAACACGCGAGACATCCCGAAAGATGCCGAGTTCTTTATGCTCCCCGGTACTAACTACGGGTATGCCGTGACTTTTGAGCAGGGCAATGATGTCCTGAACGCAAACATCATTCGGTACAACGCGGTTAGCACAGTGCCTGACTCAGGGTTCGAGGGGCGATTCTCGTTCGAGATGATTGCTCTACACGCTATGCAAACTGCTGGCGACCGGGCTACTAGCGATGGTATCTCGCTGAACTTTGCGGACATGAAGATGTCTGGCAAGGCAAAGCAAAACTTGAAAATGCGCCGCACTGCCATCGAAATGATGGGCGGCAGCGGCAGCGAGCAAAGGATTGGCGTTGACAAACGAACAGCAGAACGAGCGTACGAAATTGCTTTTGGACGGTGGGCCACTAACCGCGAAGGAAATAGGGTCATTGGATTCAGTGGAACTGATAACCTACATATCTTTTTGCGAAACGCAGATGAGGCATCACTCGAAGGACCGGGCGGGAGAGTCCCAGAACACATCGAGCAAGCGGTCATCCGAGGCGATGAGGACCAACTGGAAAGCATTGTCCTAAACGATTCTCTTGGCGTTGCCCAAGGTCTGGCAACTATGTTTGCCAAGGCGCGATTCGCAAAGCAGTATGTGTCTGGACCTACCCGTATTGCAGACCGCAGCGCTCGGGAACTCAACCGAACGTTTAGCGTCATGGCCCAAATGGATGGCGGCTACCGCAAGATTGACCCAGTGGCTAAGCAGATGGATTCTCTTGAGCGCATTCTCAAGACTCTTGAGCCTGAAGCAATGGACGCAAACCCAGACTTGGTCATGATGTTTATTGCTGCTGCCGCTCGTACCGAGGTAGACGCGAAAGCAATTGCGCTTGGCCTTGCTGCATACAAACACCACCGAATCAACAAGAGTTTGCTCAACGCTACGCAAGATGCGGTTGATGTTCCATTCCCATTCAACATCGGGCGCGGCATGTCGGTCGGCCAATATGAACGACTGATGTTTGTTTCTGCAAACGCTGCCGAACTTTCTTTGGCTGACATCACTGAGGTTGGTGAACTGGGCAAGTTTGATGCAGTCCGCCGTGATGAGGTAAAGCCGCTTCAAGCCGTGGTGGTCAGCCGTGGTGGCGAGTTTACTACCATGAACGTGCGTGATCGTTTGCGCGGCATGGGTAGCGGCAAGCAAATCAGACGCGCTGACTTGCACTTTACGCTTGCGGGTTCTGAGTTCTTGGCGGTTGCTGCGGACAGGAGTTACCAGCCAATCACGCCCGGACACGTTGCTATGTGGAACGCAAGCAAGGGGTTCCGCATCGGATACGAAGGCAACATGCAGGATTCAATCGACCGCGCCCGCCGCTTGTTGATGAACCGCAAGGCTGCTATTGATACTGGTCCATTCCTGTTGATGGATTTGCTCTACAGCGATTCTAATTTGCTCCAGTATCTGGACATGGTTGCAACTCAAAAGGTTGACCGAAGCAACATGCCCCGTGGCCTTAGCAGAATTGCAGACAATCTGGCGACCCGTGCTGGTGATAGCGCAAGACCTTCTACCCCAAGGTCAAGAACCGAAGGTGTCGCCATCAGGCAAGATATTGAAAACCTGCGCGGGCGCAACATTGATACAGAAAGAGTTGCTTACGCGCACGGCAGCGGCTTCAACGTTGCGGGGTCAGCCGTTGAGTTGATGGAGTCTTTGTCTGATCCAAACTCAACTGTTGATTTTATCGCAGAGGACTTTGATTATTCGCTTGGTCAACTGCCAACGTCGATTAGGTCAATCGAATTTGAAGTCGATACCATGTATGACTCGCGCTCCGAAGCGTACGTCTATACCACTGAAAAGGGCCATAAAATTACAACCGCCATAACGTCTCAAGAAATTGAAGGCTTGTCGGGCGGCGATCTCTTTGAGCATAACCTTTCGTTCTTTGTAAATGAAGATGCTTCTCTTATGGAGTGGGATCACAACGATGCGTACGAGCGTCGCATGGCTCTTACAATACCCAAACTCATGGCTCGGATGGTGGAGGATCGCATCGCTAGGGGTGAATCTGGAGGCGTAAGTTTTGACACTCTCACCCTTTCAATTGTCCAAGAAGAAGGTAACGCGCAAAGACTTGTCTACCAAAAATTCTTGACTCGTGCCGCAAAGCACATGGCATACAAAACAGGAATCCCGCACGCAGTTGTTGTGGAGGCAGCAGTTGACCAAGACGGAGATGTAGATGGTCGGATGTATGTCATTCCAGCAAACAGGCCGGATGCTCTGGCTGAGTTTGATTACAGGGATGTATTCAAGGGAGACTTCACGGATAACAACATACAAAGGCCAGACGGCTACGGTGGTACCGATGTCTTTCAGATGACTATTGTCAACCCGGAAGAGCAAACGCTTGAACCGCAAAAGTCTGTTGTGTTTGAGCATCTCGCCGGGCGCACGGATGGTATGGACTCGACTGACGTTGACAACTTCCTGCACGCGGTGAAGGTGCAAAAGCAAAAAGATGCTGAGGAAGAGGCCGATCAATCCCCGTTCGCAGCACTGGGCATGGAAGAACCTGACTTTGATGACGAGTTTGAATACTCACTCACACCTGAGTCAGCAGCGCGTGTGTTCGACATGTTCGACACTGTCAAGTTCAATCCGGGCGACGGGACGCTGATGCTCACTCACAAAGGCTTGCCTAAGAAACCGGGCAAGCAGCAGATGCCCGACTTTGAACTTGTAGTAACTGTTGGGAGATCGATCTCTTTCAAGGCTGAAGGGCTTGGCGGATACGAAGCGGTAGACTGGAAACAGGTCGCGCTAGATACTGGCTATCCCGAGTACGCTCGCCTTGGGCTGGCTATCTTTGGCAGGATTGTTCCGTCTTGGGCGCAAACAGTACTAAGCGGCAGAAAGGCAACTGATACCAAACTGCTTGCAACTTTTGGTGGACCCAAAGGACGAGCCAACTACATCCCCATGTTCACCCGCATGGCAGAAAGGCTTTCTAAAAAGCACGGCGTTCCCTATGTTGTCAGGGGTGTTGTTGAAAGACCGGAGTTAGACGCAGACGGAGACTTGATAGGCGTGTCTGGCATGGCGGGACTCTACCCATTGGATGGCTCTGTGACTACTATATCAGAGGCTATTGCAGCAATTGGCGGATCAGTGTTGCCGGTGGGGTCTGAAAACTTCAACTTCAAACAGTACATGTCGGACTTTGCTGCGCAAGCAAAGCGAGGCAATAGACCTGCACAACTTCCTCCAATAGTCGTAGGTCTTGATCCCAAACTGAGAGCGGCCTTCAAAGACATAACTGTTCACCCATTTTATGCCGCAACTAGACGAGAGTTGGGCAAAGCCGCGCGTCCTCAAGCAGCACAAATGTTGTCGGCGATGAGTAATCCCTCCGATTCAGACAAAGAGTTTGCTTTGTATGATGCAGGCAGCCGGGTGACTCCGTTCCCGACAGCGCAAATCAGAGCGACGTTGGCAGAGATGAGTAAGGCTGGCGAGGTTGACCTTGACTTTGAATACTCGCTGAGCATGGATTCGGTCAGGTCCACCCGTGACTTTGCGGGTAGGTTTGTCAAGTCGCACTTCCATAAAGAAGGCAACCTGCCAGAAGAAATCTTCGACATGAAGTTGCGCAAGGACGCAGAGATCCGTGCGGATCTGGAGCGTGCGCGATACAACAATGCTGAACTGAAGAAAGCAATCAATGCAATCCCTGCTGAGAAGCGGCCCAAACTTGCAGCGGTGAACGAGGCTCTGACTACCAATGACTTCTCCGCACTGGAGTCTTTCCCTGAACTGGTGAAGGCTGGTCAGTCTATGCGTGCGCACATCAAGAAGATGAGCAAGCGATTGATTGATGAGGGTGTGGTCGAGGGCAAGTTGGCTGCGCGCATTGACAAGAACGGTGACACCTACCTGCACCGTTCGTACCGTGTGTTCGATGATCCGAAGTGGGCGAGCAAAGTACCAGAGGAAGTGCGCAACAATGCCAAGGCCAAGTTGCGCGAGCAGTTCCCTGAGTCCAGCGAAGATCAGATCGAGCAAATGATTGGTGAGTTGCTGTACAGCGGCAAGGCTGCCGAGTCACCCATGGCTATCCTTGCATCGACCACCAAGATCGGCGGCAAAGATCTGAGCATCTTGATGGGGCGCAAAAATATTCCTGATTGGCTGATGGCTTTGTGGGGTGAGTACGATGATCCTTACATCAACTACACCAAGTCGATCGGCAAGATTGCTGCGCTCGCTGCGAACCACAAGTTCCTGTCCTCGGTGCGAGAGTTTGGTTTGGCTGAGGGCTTGTTCTCTGATCTTCAGTCTGACGAGGTAGACCCAACCCACGTTGCTGAGTTTGCAACCAAGTCAAGCATGGCGTTTGCGCCACTGAATGGTTTGCGTACTACACCTGAACTGAAGCAGGCGTTTGAAGAAGCAGCAGCCAACACGCACATTGACCAGTGGTGGTTGCGCAACTACATGAAGTTCAACTCAGGTGTGAAGTGGAGCAAGACCATTGGTTCTCCACTCACTCACCTGCGTAACTTGGTGGGCAACCTCGGGTTTGCTGTAGCCAACGGGCATATCCCGAATGGCTCTATCAAGATGAAGGACTTGGTTGGCGTTACAGGCTTGTTTGGTCAGCGTTCAGAAGCGGCGCAAAAGAAGTACGAAGAGTACGTACGGCTTGGGGTTGTGCAGTCTGGTTCGTTCCGCGAAGTGTTTGATGCGGTGCAAGAAGCAGGTGGACTGAGCGTAGAAGAGTGGGCCAACCGCTGGGCTGAACGTGGCGGCGCTCGCGCTGCTGCGTCCAAGACTGCCAAGGCAGCGCAAGGCACAGTCGAGTTCATGAACAAAGCGTACATGGCTGAAGATGACATCTGGAAGATCTTCGCGTACGAGACTGAACTCAAGCGGTACTCCAATGCGTACGCAAAGAGCGGCCAGCCTGTGCCTGATGCGCTCAAGCAAGACGTAGCCAAGATCATCCAGAACACCTACCCGAACTACGACAACGTTCCTAAGTTCATCAAGGGTTTGCGCCAAGTTCCGTTCATGGGTACGTTCACTTCGTTCCCGTGGGAAGTGGGCCGCACTGCGGTGAACCGCATCTTGCTCACGCACAAAGAGTTGCGCAGTGACAACCCGGAGATCCGCAAGATTGGTATGCAACGTGCGGTCGGGCAACTGTCTGCGATCATGGGTGCGTACGTCCTGCAAGAAGTTGCGGCGGCAATCCTCGGATTCGATGACGAGGAACTGGAAGCAGTGCGGCAACTGGCTGCACCGTGGAACGAGAACAGCCCGATGGTTTTGCTGCCCGGCGAGGAAGGCAAGGTGCGCTTCATTGACCTTGGGTACGTGGACCCACACTCATACTTCACCAAGCCAATCCTTGCGATGTTCCGTGCTGATGACATTGGCCTGAAGAAAGCATTGGTGTCAGCAGTCAACGAGATCACTGATCCATTCTTTGGTGAAGAGATTTTGTTTGGTCGCATCTTGGATGTTGCGCGCAACAAGAAGCGCACTGGCTCCAAGGTTTACTTGGACGCGGCCCCGCTGACGCAGCGTGTGTTGGAAGGAAGCAAGTACATCCTTGGCGCAATCGAGCCGGGACTGGTGGATCAGTTCATCCGCACTCCATACCGAGCGGTCATGGGATACACCAATGATTACGGTAAGACCTACAGCCTGCCGTACCATTTGTTCCAGCAAACCACTGGCCTGAAGATCGAGACGATTGACCCGCGTCAGGCGTTCTCGTTCAGAGCAGCAACGTTTGCGCGCAACGAGTCTTCGCTGACTGGCTACTTGCGCAAGATTGCTGGGCGTCGGGGTACGGTGAGCGAGCGAGAACTTGAATCAACCTACGCCATGGTGAATCGCAATCGCCAACAAAATATGGATGGGTTCCAGCGTCAGATCAATGCGCTCGTTGCGCTGGGTGTCAAGCCCCGTGAGGTGGCCGCCATCTTGAGACAGGCCAACGTCAGCAAGAAGAGTATCCCTGCTCTCATCAGTGGCAAGCATGTGCCTGTGCAAATTGACGCCAACTACTTGGACCGGCAGTTTGCGCGCAGCGTGGTGCAGACCCCGGACGCACCACTCAGCAAAGCAAGCGAGGTACGCCGCAGACTTGAAGTGTTGCGCCGCGCGCAGCAGGCAACCAAATAAAAAATCCCCCCAGCCAAGGGAGTTGGAACGGCTGGGGGGACGGAGGGTGTGCTTATGCCAGCGTGCGTGGACTGTCCGGCTCGTCATTGTACTTGGCGAAGTGTCCGCACTCAGGACACGACATGTACTTTGCGTAGGTCTTTGGCTGGTCTTTCGGAGTATACCAGTAAGACCCGAGGTAGGTCAGATCCTCGCAGCCGCACAACTCACACATGGGAGAGATGGTGACATGTCGAAGGACTTCGTCGGTAAGTAATCTAGGCATAGGTTGTCGCCCGAAGGCTAATCCTACCCCTTGGTTACAGCAAGAGGTAGGTTCAAAGTCCCAAGGCCAATGCAAAGCCAAGGATTTGTCGCCCGAAGGCTAATGGCCCGCTACCCAAATTTCGTAAAAAGTAGCAGGCCGAAAGGGGTTGTCGCCGGAGGGCTAATGCTCTGCCTGACTTGCAGCAGACAGAGCGGAGAGATGTGGAGCGGCAGAACCGCTCCGGTCAAATTAGGATTTGTCGCCCGAAGGCAAAGACCCACTGCCGCAAGGAGCAGCGGCAGTGGGCGGCACGTTGCTCAGAAAGGAACGTCGTCGGTGTTGGCTGGGGCTGGCGCAGCCGGAGCAGCAGATCCACCCGCCGCCTTGACACGGACGCAGTCAACCATGCGACCTTGGAATGCAGCCTGATCCTTGTAGAGGATGACCTGCTTGCCAGTCCAACCTTCGGTTTGCGCACCGAAAGCCTGAGACATGAAGTTGGCGTTGGTCTTGTTCAAGACAAATGCCTGTTGAGATTCGCTGAAGTAGACGGCTGGCTTTTGCGTGCCGTCTTGCAGTTGTTCCATGCCCACGTTAGTGATGGTCATGGTCTTGGGTTCGGCTACGTCAGAAGCCTTGAAGTATTTACCGGGGAAAGCGTCATTGATATTCAATGTGAGTGTCCTTAAACAGTTAGGGTTTCGGGCGTCACTGCCCATTCAGGTAAAGAAAGAGTCTCCGGCGCATCAGAGTACGACGGGTAGATCCCAGATTGTAACGCGCTTTTCCAAGAAGTCAAGACCTTTTCGTAATCTTTTCTTCCTTGGCTAATCGCAGCATCGTCAAGCACATACACGCCAACCGCATATGGCTCAACTTTTTCGACAGCAATAATTGCAAACGCACAGTTGCGATTCTCTCCGTGTTGCATGCCGTCTTTGTAGAACGCAGCCTGTAAGTGGTAGCCGTACTTGGCTACTGAGCGGGCGAAGCCAGCGGGGCTTGCGTCGATCGTAGTCTTCAGGTCAACGATCATCGGCTTCTGCCTGCCCTTGCCGTCAAGCAGCAGATCAATGCGCCCCTTGCAGTCCACACCAGAAGGGTGATGCCATGTCAGGGATTGCTCTGTCTTGCCTTTGCGCTTGAGCAGAGACTTGGATGCCGGGTGGGACCAGACGGACTCACGCATAGCCATGGCCGTATCCCAATCGTCTTGCGTGCAAACAGTTTTGTCAGCATTGATCTGCAAGAACTCTGCGTACTCCTGCTTGCCAGCCTTGGTACGCCGGTCAATCTTGGGCATGACCGCATACAGGTCGTGGAGTATGTCCTCCTCCAGCACCACGGCATGCACCAGTGAGCCAAGGCTCAGGGCATCGGATGTGAATTTGATCTTGCCATCCATGTACGCCTTCATGTGGGCCATGGATTTTAAACCATGCTTGATTGCTGATTGATTCATCAGCGGCAAGTCACGGTACATTTGCTCGTCGATGTTAGTTAACGGCATCACCTACTCCTGTACTAATTGTAGTTCTAATTGTACCCAGTTCAAACCGGGGTTGAAAGGGGTTGTACCAAAAACGTGGTATCGGTGTCAAGAAAAATCTCCAAGAATTTTTGTTGGATGTTGACTTGCCAAGATGGCAAGGCTAGGTATAATGCGAAGCATGGATACCCAACTAGCAAAAGATCTGAACCGGGACATCGAAATGTTTCTCACCAAACTGGCTGAGATCCAGAAGTTTCTGACTGTGTCCATGCAGGATAACCCGCACTTTGATCGGGCAACCATGAAGCAGGCGTGGCTGCAAATGGAGCAGGTTGCAAAACTTGCGAGGCTTGACAGGTCATGCCCATACTGTGGAGGCAGAGGCTGCGAAGCCTGTAAAGGCACTGGCTTTGTATCCGAGAGCGTTTGGAAGATGGCCCCGAAAGATCTGAAATGAATTTGCGTCCGTACCAAGTGAGGGCTGTTGACTCTGCGCGCGATTCGTTTGCGAAGCACAAGTCAGTGTTGCTGGTTGCAGCAACTGGTACAGGCAAGACGGTGGTCATCAGTGACATCATTCGTCAGGCACTAGTCAAGGGCAAGCGGACGATTGTCATTGCGCACCGGGAAGAACTCATTCGTCAAGCGGCCCTGAAAATTGAGGGCTACACAGGCATCCCCCCACAGATCGAGAAGGCTGAGAACTATGCAGACTTCGACAACTCTCCACCTGTTGTTGTGTCCAGCATTCAAACTCTCAACGCAGGCTGGATGGGGATCATGCGCATGGAGCGCATCCGCCCCAGCGACTACGACATCGTCATCATTGACGAGGCGCACCATGCTGTTGCGTCTTCGTACCGCAGGTTCATCAAGTACATGCAAGACGGGAACCCCAGCCTGCGCCTTCTCGGCGTGACCGCAACGCCTGACCGTGGTGATGAGATTGGTTTGCGTGCCGTGTTTGAAGACTGCCCATTCAGGTACGAGATCAATGATGCGGTGGATGACGGGTGGCTCGTGCCTATCAAGCAGAGGTACGTGACGGTTGGCTCTCTCGATTACTCAACTATCCGGACTCGGATGGGCGACCTTTGCGGCAAAGACTTGCACGAGGTTCTTGAGGAAGAAAAGAATCTGCACGGCATGGTCCACCCCACACTAGAACTACTTGGAGATAAGCAAGCCATCATCTTCTGCGCCAGCGTAAGGCAAGCAGAACTGGTAGCGCAAATCATTAACAGGCATAGATTAGGAGCAGCAGAATGTGTTACTGGTTCGACCGAATCAACCAACCGGAGGCAGATCCTTGCGGGATTTGCGGATGGGTCGGTTCAGTTTGTGACGAATGTTGGAGTGCTAACCGAGGGCTTCGACGCGCCGGGGTGTCACGCAGTCGTGATGATGACGGCCACCAAAGTGAGGGCGAAGTACGTCCAGTGCGTGGGCCGAGCGACGAGGCCGAACGTGGATCTTTCGCAGACGACGACGGCGGCGGAGCGCAAGGCAATCATCGAATCGAGTGACAAGCCACACTGCATAATCATTGACTTCAAAGGCAACAGTGGCAAACACAAGTTGATTGGTGCAGTCGATGTGCTGAGTGGGCAAGACCCCGGCCCAATCACTGAGCGAGCAAAGGAAATTATTGCTGAGGCAGGTGACGAGGTTGACCCTCTTGAAGCAGTGAAGCAGGCTGAGACTGAAGAGGAGATGCGCAAAGAAGCGCAGGCGGCCCGACTGCAAGAGTCCAGTAGAAGGGCGGCCCTGAAACTCAAGGCCACCTACTCGTCGAAAGACGTTGATCCCTTCTCCAGATTTGACATGACCCCCACCCACCCGACGGACCCGCGTGATGTGGTGACGCAAAAGCAATTCAACATGCTGGCGTACAACGGGGTCGATGGCACTGGCCTCACGCGCAAACAAGCAGCGCGGATTATTGTTGATATCATGTACCGTAAGAAGCGTGGGTTTCCAAGCCTGAAGCAGCAGGCAATCTTAGACAGGTATGATCTAGTAGCGCAAACAGCAATACAAGCAAAGGCACACATTGACCAAATCGCCCGAGCAGGATGGCCCGACCCCAGCACATTTGCTGGACGAGAACCTAGCGCTCCTGTTTTATCTGGCGAAACTTCACAAGCAGAAGGGGTACTTCAGGACATGGAGCGTGGACGAAGTGGTGAGCGAGACGTACCTGATAGCGAAGCCAGCAGTGGACAAAAGGTTTGATCCAAGCAAAGGTAGCCTGAGCAGGTTCCTCACACGGATTGTTGTTCAGGATGTTCAGTACAAATACAGGCGTTTGCACGGAGCCGTGCGCCGCCGCATTGATGGAAAGAATGTATGGGTTCAGTTAGAAAACAGACTCGACCACGATTTATGACAACTGGTGAGGTTGCCCAGTACATCGGCATGTCTCAAGCAACTGTCATTCGTCAGATCAATAATGATTTGCTCAAAGGTTTCTGTATACCGGGCAGCAATCACCGTCGCGTTGATGCCAAGGACGTACGGGTATGGATGTCAAACCTTGGCATGAACACGGAGGAATTGGATCGTGACTACGGATTGGGTGCGTGTGAGTCGGAGCAACAGGTGTCCGATTTGCGGGAAGCCGGACTGGTGTCTGGTGAGTGCGGACGGGACAGCGGCGATATGCCCGAGGACTCCCAGTGAAAAAAGTGTTGGCGACGCTGGCTGGCTTCATCGGTTGGGCGATATGTTTGGGGAGGTGTCGGCCCCCCCACCACTGCCGGTACAACCTGAAGAATATGAACCCGACAAGTGGTGGTCGATGCGTGCGCAAGACTGCCACAAAGAAATGCAGGGGTACCAATGGGAACACCTAGTCAACCAGACCAAGTGCAAACGCGAAGGACTGGCGATGCTCGAAACAGGTTGGAGCGCAAAGAAGAATGCATACACATTCCCGATGCGAGACATCAAGGGCAGGGTCATAGGCATACGCCTGCGCTACCCCAACGGGAGCAAGTCCAGTGTAAAGACCTCGCGCAACGGCTTGTTCTTTTGCCGTTCGTTCGACCCGAAAGGCAGGGTGTTCGTGACTGAAGGCCCGACCGATACCGCAGCGATACTGGGGCTTGGCTTGCAGGCAGTGGGCAGGCCGTCGTGCAACTCTGGCGGCGCAGCGCTCAGCCAACTGCTTGGCTATGGCGCAAAGGTTGTAATCATTGCTGACTGCGACGGACCCGGCAGGGACGGTGCAAATAAAATTGCGGCAACTCTCAAGCGAACTTGCAGGACAATCAAAGTAATCGAACCGCTTCGTGGATCTGATGCGTGTGACTGGGTTGCGGATGGCGCAACAGCAGACGTTGTCAATTGCGTGGCGGATCAGGCCAGCGAATGGAAGGACACCAGATGAAAGGCCCAAGCGAAAAACTACACGAGCAAATCAAAGCCTTGTCCGTGACGTACGCACTTGAGTTTGACATGACTTTGTACGAGACAGTTGGCGTGCTGCAATGCGTAGCCAATGAGATTTGGTACGAGCATGACAAGCCCGAAGAAGACGACGAAGACGAGGATGATCTGTGAGCAAAGCGCAACGTGACAAAGGCAAGCGGGGAGAACGAGAGGTCGTAGCCATCATGAAGGACTGGGGGTTTGCCGAAGCCCGGCGCGCCCGCCAGTCCGATGGTGCGGTTGACCCAGACGTAGCCGGATGCGAGCCGTTGTGGCTTGAGGTGAAGAGGCGCAAGTCCATTGCAGCCTGCCGGTTCATGGACCAGTCAGTCTCAGATGCGAAGCCGGACACGCTGCCGGTCGTAGTTATGCGTGAGGATGCAGGCGAGTGGATCGTTTGCGTCAGGGTTGCTGACTGTCCTGCCTTCGTTGCTGCTCTCGCAAAACAATCTTCCGAATCGTAGAGGGCTGGTGTTCTTTGCCCCGGCGTGGTAACCCGTGCTGTTCAGCCAAGTTGGCAATGTTGCGCCAGCCGTAGCCAGCCTCGCGCCATGCCACGAACTTGTCGATGGCACGTTGCTCATGTGGATTCTCGATGAGGTTTGCGCCATCAATCTCAAAGCCGTACGGAGCGTGGCGTGACATGCGCCTGCCGTCACGCTGGTACTTGCGCATGGCTACGCTGGTGCGTACCTGCACAAGCCTGCGCTCGTACTCAGCGGCAGCCGCCAGTACCTGACGGATGAGCGTACCTTCGGGCGTGTCATCCACGATCCCTTCCCGGCACGCTTGGATGGTGAAGCCAGACGCACGCGCCTTGCGGTGCAGCGCCTCAGCCAGATACAAGTTGCGCGCAAGTCTGTCCATCTTCCAGACGAGCAGGACGCCACCTTTGGGGGTGGCATCCATGGCATCCCACAGGCCGGGCCTATCCGGATCGGCACCTGACATGCGCTCGTCGTGATGCTCCCCCACCACCCGCCACCCGTTCGCCTTAGCAAACGAGCGGCACTCCTCCAGTTGCGTCTGGATGGAGTCGGACTTGTCGTCCGGGCGGGGAGAGAACCTTGCGTAGATCACGCAATCCATTTTTCAATGTTGCCTTGGTAGTCGTTGAGTACCAGTTGTACGAACGACTCATCGACATCCATGATGGCAGCGATTTGCGGATCGGTGAAGTCAGCCTGACAATTGTGCAGCGCAATAATCTTGGTGACTTGGTGCAAGATGTTCAACGCAGGGATGACCCTTTGGTTAAGGCTTGCGGCATTGATGCCAGTAGCCTTTGTGATTTGCGCTGCGCTTTTGTTCTGGTCCCTGAGCCTTGCGATTTCAGGGATGCGAGTGGTGATGGAAATGCCGCCGCCATTTGGGCGGCCACGACGTTGGGCTTTCTTAGCCATTGGGAGTATCCTTGTCTTGGGAAAAGATAAATTCGAGACGCGCATCGGGGCGCAAAGTGGGTGGGATCTGGTCGATGATGTCAGTGGGCAGGTCAGTGTCTGCGCCCTCGTCATCGGTGGGTCCAGTGAGCAGGATGTTGCCCACGAGCGGAGCGTTGTAGCCTGCCCACCCGGCAAACCACATGCTCCATATGTTGACGGGCGTGCCTTCTTTGAGCAGCCCTTCGTCATCGACGTACGCTGACACGCCTTGGCTTGGCGTGGGTACGACCGTCATGTAGTCGCACCCGAGATGCTTTACGATGTCCTTCCAACCGGACACCGTTACGTCTTCACGTGTGCCGTCAGTCTTGAGCAGCACACCTTTAACTGGTTTCATATCACTCATTTCAGCGCCTCCAATACTTTGCGCCAGTAAATTTCGGTGGCTTGTTTCTTGTACCCGTTCGGGCCACCATTCCAGATGCGGGCTTTGTCTTCGAGGGTAGGTTTGCGTCCAAGCCTTTGCTCGGTTGCATACCTAGCCATGTACTTGCGGAACACACGCAGGCTGTAGTGCAAATCGTCAACGTCTTCGTACTTGCCGGGCATGTTGCAATCGCACCACGCAGCACGGCTGACTTGCAGCGGGCCACGACTAGCCCCACCATCACCGATGATGGGGCCAGTACGTCCGCTCGTCTCCACCATGTGGATGGCACGCTCCAACGCATGCTCGTATGGCGGGTCCACGACCGCAAAGTTTGCGGCCAACGATGTGATAAGTGTTGCGATGTTCATGCCTCATCCTCCTCTTCGGTGAGTCCGACGACATCCTCAAGTACGAGTGCCAGTTGCCGGACGGCTTCCACCAACTCTTGGTTTTTCCAATCAACCATGTCATTGAAGATCATTGCGCCCAACGTCTCAACCATGTTCTCGACTGCTTGTGCATGTGTGGTACAACTCATGAGAAAATGCCCTCCTTATTTTTGGCAAACTCGTATAGTTCTTTGCACATGAATGCTGGCGGCTCGACCTCATAGCCTGCGGCGTAGGTCGCCAGCGCTCGCCAGTCATCGGTGCGTATGTTGAAGCCTTCCAACTCTGCAAGGCAGCACACGTGAATCAGGACGCTTGAGTCCATGTCTTGTACGTCTTCCCAGCACTCGACCATCATGACGCACCCCCTTCCGTGTCATTCCGCTTGCCCCAACGCTTCATGTTTGCGTTGGACTGCGAGTGACGTTCAGAGATGGCATCACGCATGTCACGCTTGCGGTCATCAGCACAAGCATTGATTGCTGTGTTGAGCAGATCGACTAGGTCGCTTTGCTCCGCACTGAATCGTTTGAAATCAGAAGCGCAACTGTCTGGCACTTCGTCACCTGCATGGATGCGGGTCAGGATGTCAGCCATGGTTTGCGCCATGTGTGCTTGGACATCATGTCTGTCGGACAGCGCCTTCATGAGGCACAGGAACATGGCTGATATCCGCTCGTCCCCCTTCGAGTCGAAGAGTTTGGCGAGCAGGTCATGGTGTTCGTAGTCCGCATCGGGGGACGGAGGGGGCATAAGCCCCGTGAGCATGAGCGCTCCGCATACGTCCTTCCACGAACCGGCACGATCTTCGTCCGGCATGATTGAAAATAGTTCTGATGTTGATGGTTGCATTGGTTGCTCCTTATGCAAGTTCCGTGTAGCCCGGGTCAAACGATTCAGTCATGTTCTCAAGGGCAGGTTCACGATCATCGCTTGGGTCGTGGCCCTCGTCTTCGTCACGGGTGTAGTCACCCTCCAACCCGAGCAGTTCCTCGAGTCGGATGATGGCACGATCAGCCTCGACCGCCTTCTCGTACAGGTCGGAGGCATGCCGGTCATCCAAGTCAACGTCCGTCTCGATGTAGTCAAGATCGTTGAGGATCCCACTAACCGAGTCTTCGATGTCTTGCACTGGTGTGCTGGGCAGGTTGCTGACTGCTTCGTGGACGCTGTCCCTGTACCCGTCGTTTTCGCAGATCTTGGACTGCGCACTCTCGATGTCGGTGTACAGGCTGTCCGCCTCCTCCTTCATGAGGTACAAGGATTGCTTGATACCACGGATGATCTGCTTGGCCTCCATGCACAGCCCAGTGCTGCTGCCGAAGCGGCGCTCGTACTCAGCACGGATGTCGGCATCCGAGATCATGTTGGATGAGAAGGTTACGTCCTGAACAGTGGACACAGTAATGTTGCGAATCTCGCTCATAATTTTCGCCCTCCTAATGGCGATTCGTTATCAATTATAACAAGCCTAACTAACTTGTCAAGAGAAAAGTTTACGGATTTCTTTATGTTTCTTTTCAATGTCTAATAGACATTGGTTGGTGGGCTTGAACAGCAGCCGACCAGACTCAGCAGCAAGTACATGCGCTGCCTTCACGACCGGCTTGCATTCGCTGGTCATGAAGTGTGGCATGTGTATGTTGTACGAAGCACGCACTGAATCGCGGGCAAAGTAGGAGCGATCCAGATGCTCCAAGTCGTAGCGCAAAAGCCTGCCACGCACATGAGCATGTACATTCTTGCGCCCCTCTCGCACGGCCCGCAGCCTGCCGCTATCGCTGATGTGGAACGTGCAGTGTCGCAGCAGCACGGACTGGGCATGTCCGATCACACGCCCTCGGTGCGAGCCGCACGCTGCACGCACTGACCAGCAGTGCTTGTGCAGGTTGCGGTACACATCCACCAGCAATCCGTCACTGAGGTTTAGTCTTTGTTCAACCATGTTGCGCTCCTTAAATCGCTTTCTCTGTAAGCATTTCTGTCAACCCATCCGCTTGCCATGCACCGCACTCGGTAGGCATGATGATGTCGTAGCGGTCGGGGTGATGCCGCTTGATGGAGTCGGGGTAGCCCAACCCAGTATTTGCATCAACGCATACGGTGCTGCGTGTGTCTGTCCAAAGCGCAAACATGATGAGTCGGAACAGCGCGGGGTTGCCTGCCGAGAGCATGGCCTGCCGGTCGAGCGGCTTGCCTGCATGCTTGATCGTGATGGTTTGCGAGTGTTGGATTTTCTTGCGCTTGCGATTCAGCACGGGTGATTGTTTCGACTGGAACGATGCCTCAATCTCAACAGCGAAGCCGCACGACTCGACATGTTCAGCCACGGCCAGCGCCTTGCCCATGGTGCGTGACAACTCGATGGCGTCCACGCCACACGACACGCTAAGACTGACGCCAAGTTTGAACGTGGGGCGGAACGACGTACGACGACGCCGCGCAAAGTGGTCGTCCATGCCAGCCAAGTACCGGCCAACATGCACCTGCCCACCACCACGAACATACTGCTTGCGCCGCTCGCCAAGGTTGGATGATGCGACGACGTCACAGTCAATGTTGGTGAGGTGTTTGCGCTGCTCTTGGTAAGCCTCCTCGAATGCGTCTTGCGCATCTTTGTTGGCCCGGCCAGTCAGCAGTGCGTCGAATGCGTCGTCGCTGTTGACGTCGGGACCGAAGACAAACCGACTGGCAAACACCTCGCCATCATGCACCTTCTTGGCACGCTCAACCGCTGATCCGTCAGGGTCTTGTGTGCGGTGCATGTTTGCGTCCATGCCCTCCGAGAATGCGTTGATCGCATCGTTGACGCTATCGAAGTGTCGATGCCACTGGCAGTGGCCCGCTTGCTGTGTGTGTTTGTACATGTCATACCCTCCGTTTGCGCTCAGATCACCACGACCCGAGCATGCTTGTTGCCTTCTTCAATTCAGAAGCAGGCAGGTGCTGCCACACTTTGCGTACCTCAGTCTCTTGCCACAGTCGGCACAGTCGTCCGACCGTCTCGCCCACGCTCAGCCCGCTGCTCCGCCACATGCTCCACCCCTCCATGGTGCGGCATTGGATCGTGCGACGGCTGTCGATTTGCTCAGCCTTGAGATTCTCACGTGCCTTGGCAAGCAGGTCATGCTCGCTGGCCCATTCGCCAAGCATGTTGCGCTCCACAGTCGGGCAGTAGTCGAAGTGAACCATCACCCCGAGTTGCTCCCAACGTGCCACGAAGTCAGCGGACTGGCGCTCCGTAGCGTACGCACCAGTCGGGCCTTCCATGGATGAGTTGCCCGTAGCGATCAGCGCAAAGCCGTCATGCCGGTCAACCATGGCGTCGCCAAGCGCAACCCGCTTGTCGAAGTTGACGATGGCATTGAGTGAGCAAGTCGCATGAGCCGGTGCCTTGTCGAGTTCGTCAAGCAGACACACATGACCCTCACGCCACGCTCGGCCCACGGGTTTGTCCTCCCATGCACCAGTCGCAGTCGTCATGCCGAGCAGGTCAAACTTGCTGGCGTCACCATCGCATGGTGCAAACTGGAAGTCTCGGCCCAGTATGGTTGCGATTTGCGTAGCAGCATGAGTCTTGCCAGTGCCCGACGGACCAGCCATGTAGCACCTGCCAAACGCAAGCACACAGGCCAGTGCCTCCCGCAATTGGTTGTGGGGATTGTCAATGATGCCGCCAGTAAGCGCCTCGTCGATCATGGTTTGCGCTCTGTCAAACACGGTCGAACCACTGCGCTTGGCTGGCGCTGGGGGTGGTGGCGGAGGAGGCGGAGGCGGCGGTGGTGGCGGCGGCGGAGGTGGCGGTGTTTTGTCGCGGACCCAATCCCCCATCTCATTGGTGAGGGACTCCATGTAGGCAATGACGTCGCCATCGAACTCTTGGTACAAGCGAGCCACCATGCGAGGCGGGTACTCGGTTGTCTGTCGCCGCATGGCGATGAAGTACTCCACCATGAGGCCGCCGACGTTGGCTAGCGCTCCGTAGTGTTTCGCCTCCAGATCTTTGCACTCCGACATGCGGAGTGACGGGTAGAGGCTGGACTTGTGTCCTGAAGCAGCGCAAAGTGCTGCGATACGTTGACGGGCTTGGCCCAATGCTTTGCGAGTCATAACGATATCCCTTGCCGAAGTCGGTCGGCGTTCCGTTGGAGCAAATTATACAAGCCTGAGCAAATATGTCAAGCAAAATCTGCAAATACACCAAACTCCCCGGTAGGGGAGCAGGTGCAGGGGTTCAGTGGATTTGGACGATGGCAGGCTGCGCATCCACAAGTGACGCAGGCTGCATCATGATGACGCTCACGCCGCTGTCGCTGCAATGTTCCCAGTCGCAGAACACCGTGCCGTAGACGCCGTTGTACTCCTCGATCGATTCGTACTCCGTGTAGTCGCAGCAGGTGGCGATTACGTCCAGCGTGATTGGTTCGCCTATGTCCTGCTCGATCTGCTCGAAGTGTTCGAACAGCGCTCTACGCCCAAGGAACGAAAAGTTCTCAGGGCGCAAAGCCTCAAACGCTTTGTGAAAGTCATGCTCTGTAACGTGTTGGATCATCAATAGTCCTCCGGCTCAATGGGTTCATCGGTTAAGTGGCGGTATCCCGTGAAGGTTTCAGGGGTATACCGTTTGCGCTTTTTGTCCTCGCAGGACTCGCATACACGGTCGAGTTCGATGCCGTAGCAGTCGTACATCCACCACGACAATTTGCCACTGCCACATGGGCAAGGCTTGGGTTCGGGGGGCATACACATGTCACCCACCCCCTTCCAGACGCGCTACGATGCATTCAACCAAGACGTCGGTCGAATCCATCTTGATGGCAAGTCGTTCCATCTTGTCTGTTTCAGTCCAGACTGAATCAAGAAGATCCTCGACCTCAGCCTTGGCTGGATCGTTGGAGTAATCCAGATCATTTTGCAGTTCCATCAGAGTGTTTTGCAACACTCCAACCTTGGTGTAAAGATCAACGATGAACTTTTCACGTTCTGTCATGTCACTCACCTACCTTGATCGTGGGGTAGTGCTTGTGGGTACCTTCGAGGCGCATTTTGCGCACCTGAAGCATTTCGATATTCTCGAAGCAATGGGAAGTGTTGCTCATGGCGTCCTCCAAGGCCCACTGGGCCTTCTCAGTGTTGCCGGATTCCAATTTCTCAAGCGCCGACTCCATGAGTCGGTACACATACTCCAGCGAGTAGGTGTGATTCTCGATTTGCGTAGCAAGGAACTCGGCTTCGGGTTCCTTGGACAATGGGACTGGTTTGGGCATTTGCGCCCTCCTTTCAGTTTGAATCCACGGCTAGGCATCGACTCCTAGCACACCCTCCGGTGCATTCCATTCGTAGATCTTGGGTACATGTCCTCTGTGAGGCTGGCGGTGGCTGTTGCCGGAACGCATGGCTGGTGCCGCGAAACCTTCGGTTTCATACTGCGCATTCACTACGCCGCCAAGCATCGTCACCGGCTGGCAGCGCTACGCATGCGCCGCTTCGCTGGTGATTCTGAATCCGTCTCTCCGCTCGCTGGGCCATCCATCCACCAAAGGTGGACTGGCCTGATGCGTTCCGGGGGCGCTTTCGGGTACACTCGGGGAGTGGAGAGCCTATTCGCCACGGAGAGCCTAGCACGTTAATTCGTGCAGGATTCCGGCTACATGAGCGAGTCAGGATCATGGTGGATGCGCCACCTGTTACCACCTTGCTGGCTGGGGGCACTGCTTAGGTGCGCTGCCTGCCACTCGGGGTGCCCCTCAGCCTCAACTGCCGGACATGTTCAAAGTTGTTGCCGCCGTTCAGCGACGAGGCCAAATTATACCAACTTTGATATATTTGTCAACCCCCTAAGACTCCTGCGCATTATGCGTACGGTCTTGGCGCGTACACGAGGGACCACCGCAAATCGAGCAAATGGCGCAAATCCCCTCCAATTGATGTGCAGTACCCTGCGCATTATGCGTACAGTACGGCGCTGCATGCAGGTCAAGACCATGGGCTACCCTGCGCATTATGCGCACCGTAGTGCAAGGGTCTGGCGGGCCTACCTTGTACTCTTCCGACACTACCATTGTGACCAGTCCTGCGCATAATGCCTACGACTGGCATGCAGTAGGGCATGGCGCAGCGCAAATCCTGATGCTGGTCTTGGCGCTGAATCTACGATTCTCCTGCGCAAAGACTGTCCTGCGCGTGCGCACGCGATCACCAGACACAGTCTGGTGCAACCGTTCGCTTGAACAACGCCAAAACTGGGCCGTAGAGTGGGGTTTGCGCTGTCTTTGACCGGGGTTGCCGTATACTGGAACCACCCCCCTGCCCCGGTCATCTATTACATAGCCCCAAAAAATACACGGCGTATTTCGGGTGCAAAGATAGCAAAGCCCCTGCATCTTCCGATGATGTGGGTACAGGAGAACTCCCCATGCCAATGGTTAAAGGTAAATCTTTTTCGTACGACAAAAAGGGCAGGAAGGCTGCCGCAATGGAGCGCCTCAAGATGCTCAGAGACAAGATGAAGAAACGCATGAAGAAGGGCGGCAAATGAAAAACATTATCCGTTCTAAGGAAACAGCCCATGAACGTGTCCAGCGAATGAAGGCACTTGGCGGTGCTGCTGCCACAAAGTACGGCCAGAAGAAAGGCAAGAAGAGCGGCAAGAAGCGTCCCGGTCTTATTGCTCGTTTGGGCAAGGTTTTGTCTCCGCGTGTCGCATTGCTTGAAAAGTTGAAGTCGCGCAGAAAAGCCAACTCAATCGCAGCAGCCGCTGTCGAAGCAAAGCGCAAAAAGAGCAGCATGATGCGGGTGAAGCGCAGGCAAGCAGAGCGTGGCTAACAAGCCCACCAATCCCAGTTTGTGGGCTAGGGCAAAAGCAGCAGCGCGTCGCAAGTTCAAGGTGTATCCGTCTGCCTATGCAAATGGGTGGGCGGTGCAGTGGTACAAAAAGCGTGGCGGCGGCTGGAAGAAGTCTGGCTGATGGCACGCATGGCTAATACAGGCGGCGGTCTGAAGCAGTGGTTTGCCCAGAACAAAGGCAAAGGCTGGGTCGATTGCAAGACTGGAAAGCCTTGCGGGCGCAAGTCTGCAAAGGGTAAGTCTAAGCGCCCCTACCCTGCCTGCCGCCCCACCATGGCCCAGTGCAATGCGTCAAAGCGCAAGAAGACTGGGCCTGCCCGCATCTCTTGGAACAAGGCAAAGAAGAAGGCAGTAAGTAGGCGGCGATGAGTTGTCCGGCATGCGAGAAAAGACAGGCTCAAGAGCAGCGGCAACTCTCTGATTGCGAGGGCCGTTGCAAAGAGATGGCAGCCAAGAACCAGAAACTCTCTCTGGCTTTGGCTGTCGTTGGCACGTTGGTCGGGAAAGAGTCGCTTGATTTTGCGCTAGGTCTATCGACTACCCTTAGCCCTGTAGCCGCCGCAACCTCAGCCCCTCCCCCCTTTGCAGAAAGTGGCCCGGTAGTTGTGGCTCAGAGTTCACCGGAAAAGCCTGAGCCGAAAGCGCCAGAACTAGACCTATCTTCATACGAAGTATTGTTTCCCGACCTGCCTGCTTTGACGCCAGCATTGACCATGCCCGGATATCAAGCGAGCGACAAGGTATTTGATTTAGACCTGTACACTGGCGATAGCAATTCTTTTGTTCCAGAATCAGGGGCGCTGCTGTTATTCGGCTTGACAGCGATACGCCCACGGAGACGCAAATAGTGGCAACCAAGGCAGAGGTCAAATCAGAACTTACTAACCTCGGATTGTGGCAGGATTACTTGCGGCTAAGAGATGACCTCAAAGAACAAGGCGTAGCGCCGAGCAAAGCGGCAGAACAGGCATACCTAGATGTCACATCCGGAAACACCCCAGCCGCCCCGGCACCCGCCGCACCGAAGACCAAAGCCGAAGACAAGACTACCTCGTACGCAGAACTGGCTGCTTCTGCCCCGGCGGGCGCATGCAGTGAGCGCGAAGCGGCCTCGTTTGTTTTCGAGTACGCGGCGGTGCCGGTCGAGAAGATTCCTGAAGAGGCTGTACCTAGTAAAGGTGCAGTTGGTCTACTCAAGTGGGTTCATTCTTCACCATCAAACGCTGCGACTTTCTATTCTGGAATATGGTCGAAACTGATGCCGACCAAGTCTCAACTCGATGCCGAAGCCCGCTTTTCCGATGATGGTAGTAGTGAACTAGAAATCATCTCGCGGTTGGAGGCCAGCCTTGCCGAGACGCAAACGCAAACAGATGGAGGTAAAGTTCTGTAACAGATGCAGGAAAGAACTGCCTTTGTCAGATTTTTACATTTGCAAAAAGAAGGGCCGCCGCAAGGCCGAGACAAAACCCAACTGCATCAGATGCCAGAGGTGGGTCAAGATAGAAGAAAAGTATGGGATAACGGAAGAGGATTGGTGGGCAATCTTCCAAGCGCAGGACGGCAAAGACCCGATATCACTTCAAGATTTAGACCCTGAAACTTGCCACGTAGACCATTGCCATAAGACGGGCGTAGTGCGCGGCTTACTCGAACCAAAGATTAATAGGGCGCTGGGCTTTTTCAAAGACAGCCCCGACATGATGAGAAGAGGCGGGGATTACCTAGATGGGCATAGGCCAATACAACAACTTGATCCCGAAGGACGCTGGAGAAAACCTACGCCAGCGCCGGGCGCTGTTGACGATGGCAGCGTCTAGCCCACAAACACAATCAGAACTGTGGAAGATGTGCAGCAGGGACATCTTGTTCTACATCAACGCATTCGGCTACACGCTTGACCCCCGCCTTGACCCTGCCGCACGCCCGTTTGTCTTGTATCCATTTCAGGAGACAGCCATTGCTGCAATGTGCGACAGCATTGACACCGGCCACGATTTGGCAATGGTCAAGTCACGGGACATGGGCGCATCGTGGCTGACCACCACAGTTTTCGCTTGGTACTGGCACTTCAAGTCGCTCAAGTCACTGTTGCTGGTTAGCCGTAAAGAAGGCTTGGTGGATTCCCCCGGCAACTCTGCAAGCCTGTTCAGCAAGATTGACTTCTTCTTACAGCACTTGCCGGGCTGGATGATTCCTAATCTGACCCGAACCAAACTTCGTCTGACGAATGATGACAACGGCAGCGCAATCACTGGCGAATCAACGACCGGCGACGTTGCGCGGGGCGACCGTAAGACCTGCATTGCGCTCGACGAATTTGCGTCCGTAGAAAACGGCGAGGCAGTCTTGGCCGCTACCGCTGACGCAACCAACGCGCGCTGGTTTATCTCGACACCCAAAGGTTCTGGCAACGCCTTCTATGACATTGTCCACCAGAACAAAGTGAAGGTGCTGA